CCCATCTGTGTTTTTCCGCTTTTCAAATACGGACACCCAAATAAGCCCTAAGTCGTTTGATGCCAACGACTTACGACGATTTTTCAGTTTCTTGGACGTTCTTGGACGTTTGTGTCCGAATGTCCAAGAAAACAATGGATTCCGTTCCATTGTCACCGCTTTTCCTCGGCTAATACGTTGTCGCAAAGGCGTTTAAGATCTCTCAGGATGTCTGTGACGATTTCGTACCGACGAACATCCTCCTGAGTCCTTGCTTCGCTCAACCGAGTATCTAGGTTGTCCAAGAGTTGACGTACTACCTTCTCGAATGGGTCCATTTCCTGTTCCTTGCATTGCTTTCCTTGAAACCATCTTGGGAACTAGTCAGATGCCAGTTCCCGCAAGATCCACATTTATACACTCTGCTGGGAACTTCGTGTCTACTGCTTCCCTTGCGGATTAGCCTCATTGAATGAGTGGCAGATTTGTACGACCCGTATGCTTTCTTTCCGATGCAGTGTTCACTCATCACCAACCTCTTTTCGATCTAAGGACAATGCCTGTTAAAACAAATACGGTCCCAACAACAAACATCCAAAACTCAACCATCGATTTCCCTTCTTAGTTTCATGATGTGATTCCATCCATCTTCATCTTCGTAGTCCTTGTCCCATCGATCCAGTGCATATAAAAGTGCTTGGATACGGTCATGCTGGGTTTTCTCATGCCTTGGCAGAGGATACCAAAGTTCATCCTCGACTATGCTCGACCAGTGTTGCAGGCAGTACGATCCATCGAGGACATTCCCGTCTGGGCTAGCATCTTCTTCTGCTGGGAGTCGGTCACTGGTAAATGTCCATTTATTCATTGCCACCCTCTTCCTTGCTAAAATCGCTAAAGGCTTGATTTTTATCCATCTCAGAGTTCAAAAAGTCAATCAGATCAAACCTTGAGACAGGAACCTCTATTTGTTCCACCTCGGCCATTTTCTCTTCCCTGCGTGCTCTCTTGTGGCGTGACAGTGCAGCATGTTTTGAACCTCTGTATCGCGACTGCCTAACTCCATTTTCATCCGTCCATCCTATCTTCCAGACCTGCATTCTCTTCTCCATGTAAAAACCAACCGACCAGATCAACCACTGGGGAGGGGTTGTGACCTGATCGATTGGTGAGTCGTTTCATTGAATTAATAGTATCTTCGGCATCGATAGTCCATGTCAACAGCAAAATCTCGCTGGAAAATCTTGTGACACCTGTGACTGTCACGCAGTTTTGGTCAAAAACTTTTGTCCTAAGTCCTTACACACAAACGACTTACAACCAAATTTCTGTTACCACTTGCATTTCCCCAAAAAACGGTTATCGTCGCGGTGACGCTTCGTTGCCGTGCGAATGCTTCGCCGTTTACGTTTGCGATCAGCAAAAGCAACGCAGCACGAAGGCGTCATGCTACGCAAGACGATAACCGTTTTACTGGGATGCAGTGGGGTAACGGTCGGGAATTAAAACTGCCACTAGAATTCCGAAGCGTCCCGAATGATGCTAGGCTTGTAGGGGCGTTTCTCGATCTCGATTAGTCCATCGTCTTGCATCTGCTTGCAGTAAGAGCGAATAGAACCCTCAGAGAGTCCTGTCTCGTCAGCAATGGCTTTGAGGCTAGTTTCAGAGTCCCTGCGGACTATATCGAGGCACAGGGCAGTGTTGACCTCTTTGGCGGACTGTTTCTTTGGTGGTGAGTCATCTTGCAACTCTGGGGTCACATCGGGTGCAACCATCCAGATCGGCCAATCAAACTCAGCCACGATTGGCTCAGGACTCTGCCCAGACCGAGTCAGCGCGTTGATGACGAAGTATGGGTCATCTCTGTGCGGGCGAATCGTCAGGATCGTATCAGCGGCACGATTGATTGCACCGGCTCCCGCGCCGACATCGGTAACATCTTTGCCTCCTTGAGCACCTTTGCTTGTGTGGTGGATGCAGATGACCGCTGTGTTGTTCTTCCCTGCAATCTGGTCGATCCGGTTGTACAACTGAGTCATCTGGGCGTTGTCGTTCTCTGATGCACCTTTGGGAAGAACTCGGTAAAGGGCATCAATGATGATAAGGTCGAACTGTTCCCCACCGATCTCGTCGAGCAACTTCTCTATCCCAGCAAGGCTAATGTCCATCCCACGCACACATGAGACTGTCAGGGCATCGTGAGGGTTGGCGGCCATGTTGCCTGCAACCTGCTGAACTCTCCAAGCAAGTTCTTCCCAGTGCAACTCGTTGTCGATCAGGAGCACCTTGAGGTTCTTGCTTGCTCTGTATCCAAGGAACTCCCTTCCGCATGCGGTGCTCACGGCAAGGTTGTACACCAACCAAGATTTACCAACTTTCGGTGCAGCAATGACGTTCATCACTTCTCCGGTCCTGATCAGCCCTTCGATGACGTAAGGTCTACGCAGTCCAGAACTGATGTCGGGCAGTTCATCGAATGTTCTGCAAAGAACACGTTTTGCAATCTCGTAGCTTGGAAGCTGGTCAACTCTGTTTTTAGTTTCAGGAACCTTGGCAAGCCAGTCGTCAACGCTTTCCTCGATTTCACTTGTATCGATCTGCGTACCAAACCCAAGGTCAGACGCATGCAATGTGACCTGATCTCTGTCCCAGTGGTTAATCAGCCTGAATGCTTCAAAGATGGTTATCGACGCATCGCTGGGAAAGACTGGGTCACTGGTAGAGAAGTTGCGAAGGATGTAGTTGCCCTGCTTACTCTTGCGTCCAAGTGTTCCAGAGATTGCAAACGAAGTGTCGGTCTTACCTGGTCGGGTGAACTCGTAGTGATCGACTTTGTGTTTAAACGAATAACCTTCCTGAGACATGTGGCTCTTGACATGCTCAAGTGCTCTGTCGCTCTTATTGAACTCGTCGCCAGGTCTATCTTCAGATGGCTCGATTACTGCCCTTGAAGTGTCAGTGTCTTGCGACCTGTCCGACAAGGATTCATGCAAGGCCGCTGTCATGACCGGAGCAATGAACTCTGACTCGCGTTCAAAGACGTAGCTACCTGCATGAGCATCGTGCGAACTCCCAGCAATGATGACCTGAGATCCGGCACTTAGGAAATCGAGTCCTGCATACTCTTTCGATGACTTCGGAAGCTTGATCTCTGGATCTTTCCAGAAATACAAGTGAGCACCACCAGATGGACTTTTGACGACAACGGTTGCTCTCTCGTAAAGATCCACTCCAAGATCGTCCGATAGTCTCTGCAACGCAGCGTACCCGTCTTTGCTTGGATCATGAGTATCAATGTCAATGACCAAATGCGTATCGTCGAGAATCCAGCCGACCTTGTTGTGGACACTCGGGTCAAACTTCTTTGACGCTTGGTCGTATCGATCCTCGATCTTTGTCCAAGCAGGAACCCCCGGTGACTTGGTTCCTTTCTTGATGCAAACAAGCCGAGCACCAATCTCTTTGTAAAACTTAGGTATCATTCTTCTCTCCATAGTTGTTGACAAAACAAGACCGTATACCTGCCAGATACTGCCAGTCAACCCGTACTTTTTGGCGAAACCTGCAAATTTGATAGAATGCAGGCTAAATCTCAAACGGGGTAAGGAAATGCCAGCAAGACGATTAGCAACAAAAGTCAAAGAAGAGAACGGTTCTTACAAGAAAGATCCGCAGAGGAAGAACCATCGCGAACCATCTTCCAGTAAATCAGAACCAACCATGCCTCGCCACCTTTGCAAGACAGCAAAGAAGGTTTGGAAGCAGACATGTGACATTCTCAGAGAAATGGGGATGCTCTCAAAAACCGACACCCACTTGCTTGAACACTACTCAATCACCTACGCAGAGTACCTCAAGTTGTATGAGATTGTTCAGCAAGAAGGTCACATTCATGAGTCAGGCAGTCGGATTACTCCAGCATCAACTGCAATGGGTCGTCTTGCGTCTGAGCACATTAAGCTTGTCACCGAGCTTGGGTTAACCCCCGCTAGTCGGGGTAAACTTTCCTTGCCTGACGGTGATGACAAAAAGAAACAAGCAGAGTCATTGGCATCGATTGTCGAGGCAATGAAACGCGATGACTCCTAACGAGCAGTACATCCAAGACGTTCTAGATGAAAAAATAACTGTCTGTCGTTCTGTACGTCAAGCTGTTGAAAGGCAAGTTCGGGATTTAGCAAACTCTGAAAATAAAGACTTCCCTTACTACTTTGACAGAGAGACTGCGAACGCAATCTGCCAGTATTTTCCAGTTGCTTTAAGGCACTCCATCGGAAAGCATGCTGGAAAACGGTTTCACCTAGAACCTTGGCAAGAGTTTTGCATTTCTGCAATCTTTGGATGGAAACGCAAGGACGATAATTGCCGCAGGTTCCGCAGGGCGTACTGGTCGATGGGACGTAAGAACGGTAAGTCATCGATTGCTGCTGGCATTGCGATGCTCATGGCATCTATCGACATCAACCCGTTCACCAACGATGCAGAAGCTAGAGCACAAGTCATCCTAGCAGCAACCAAGAAGGAACAAGCCGAGAAGGTGGTCATGGCCGAGTGCATCCGGATGCGTGAGCAGTCGCCATTGATTAAAGAAGGTTCCATCTACCAAAACAAAATCATTCGGTTCAACCACAACGGTGGCAACATATCTTGCGTAGGATCTGACCGTCCTTTCGATGGACTCAATCCAGTGCTCTGTGTTCTGGACGAGACTCATGCGTGGCGTAAAGTTCATCAGCCTTTTTACTCCACGATGCAGACAGGTTCTGGTTCGAGAGCACAACCACTCATTTTAACCGTGACCACCGCAGGCGATGACCGTAGTCACATATGGATTGAAGAAGTCAACTATGCCAAGCAGGTGCTTGAGCAAGCAGTTGATGACAACAGCCTATTTGTTGCTTGCTACGAAATGGACGAGAAGGATGATCCACTCGATCCAGACTTGTGGATAAAGTCCAACCCAAACATTGGCGTTTCTGTTTCAGCAGAGTTCCTTGAGCAGCAGGCGAAGCAGGCAGCGTCAAGCGTAACGGCCATGAACCGATTTAAGCGTTACCATGCAAACGTGCTTGTTAGCTCAACCGAACACATCTTTGATATGGAGCACTTTGCCAAGTGCTCCGGTGAACTGTCCGACTGGCGTGAGGCAGACGCAGTAAGTTTTGGAGTGGATCTTGGAGGCAGGGACGATCTCTGCGCGTATGCGGCAACGGCGAGGTTCCAGACAGACCAGAGCGAAACAGACGGAACGCCGATCTACAGGTACGAGTCAAAGACTCAGGCATACATCTCAGTCAATACAAAAAGAGATCTCCGAGAAAAGCCGTTCTGTGACTTTATTGACGATGGGCGAATCAGGATAACCCCTGCTCCCATTGCCGACCTCCAAGCAGACTTGATGAAAGACTACTGGGATCTCAACGGAACAGACGTTGCCATCGATCCCTATCAGGCACAGCAGTTTGGAGAGCAATGCACTCAGCAGGGCCTGACCATTGCCTCTATGGCACAAACAACCGCTCACTTTAATTCCCCAATTAGCATCTTTCGACAAGCATGCGCTGACGGGAACTTTCGTCACGATGACGATGTTCTTCTCAAATGGTGCTTGTCCAACGCAGTTGCTGTGCGGGATCGAAGTGATAGATATATGCTCGACAAAGCGTCGAGTTCTCAGAAAATAGATCCGCTAATTTCGCTACTTATGTCCCTCGCGAGAGCGACTGTAGCACCTGTGCGGGGAAAAGGAGACTGGTATGTCACATGAAATTAAAATGGCCGAAAGGCTTGGCAAGAAGTTTAAAGCATTGCAAAGCAGGATCTCTGATCCGGCAGCATGGTTGATCGAAGCATTCGGTGGAGGGAAGGCTAAATCAGGAGTCAACGTAACAACGAACTCCGTACTTGGGTTGCCTCCCGTCTGGTTTGCTGCTCAGAAGATCTCTGGGCATCTTGCAGGACTTCCAATCAATGCAAGGAAAAGCAGGCCTGACGGCGGAAGCGAAGTGTCAAGGACTTCACCTGGTCACAAGCTTTTGAACGTATCACCCAATCATCTTATGACTCCGTTTCAACTCAAAGAGTTGATGATGATTCATGCGTTGATTCTTGGTAATGGGCGAGCGTTCATTGATCGCAACAGCCTTGGTCAACCAACAGCACTCATTCCAGTGCTCCCCGAAAACTGTCAGACCATTTTGGTTGATGATCAGAAGTGGCATCTGGTCACAAAGAATGCAGGTATCTCAGCAAACCTTGGTACTGCTTTCTCCGAAAACGAATACTGGAAAGTTCCAGACCGTGACATGCTTCACATCATGGGCATGTCCTACAACGGTATCTGGGGCATGCACGTTATCGATGTGCTACGCGATGCGTTTGGCCTTGGCATTGCTGGGCAAGACGGATCTGCCTCTGCACTGAAGAACTCAGGGAGGCCAGGTATGGTGATAACAGCACCTCCTGGAATGTTCCGAAGTTCCAAAGAAGCTTCTGAATTCCTAGCTAATTTCGAGACTAAGCACGAAGGTGTTGAAAACAGTGGCAAGGTTGGTTTGCTTAGAGAAGGGATGTCTCTTAACACATTGCCAATCTCTGCATCTGATGCACAGTTCATTGAGCAACGTCAATTCCAGAGAGTTGATATTGCAATGATCTTCGGCCTTGAATCAATCCTTGGCGACGAGACAGGTATCACCTACAAGTCTATCACCGAACGTAATGCTGCGTTCATTAACGGATGCCTGAGTCGGTGGTTCTGCAAGTGGGAAGAAGAGTGCAACCGGAAACTGCTTCCTGAACAACTAAGAGACAGTGGTAACGTCCACTATGAGTTTGACACCACTCCACTGCTCAAAGGCGATCCATCGACGCTAGCAGACTACACTCGCAAGATGCGTGAGCAGTTTGCACTTAGCACAAATGAAATTCGCATCATGCATGGATTTAATCCTGTCGAAGGACTTGATGACGACTTCAGTAACGAACCTGCGGGTGAGTCACCCGAGTTACCCCCCGCGACCCCAGAGGAACAAGACGATGAAACTTGAAGGAACAGACGGAAGCATCACGATGCGAGGCATGATCGGTGACTTCCAAAATGGAGTCTCCTCCGATGACTTCATGGATCTCATGGCCGAGCAGACTGGCGACCTGACTATTCACCTCGACTCTGAGGGTGGGTGCGTTACCAGTGGTATTAGCATGTACAACCAGATCCGAGCATACGAAGGTGGTGAAGTCACGATTCACATTGATTCTCAAGCATGCTCTATCGCTACTGTGGTTGCTTGTGCTGCTGACAAGGTGGTCATGAACAGCAATGCGTTGTTCTTTGTCCACAACGCTTGGACGGTCGCTGCGGAGAACGCAAAGGGTTTCCGTCAGGTTGCTGACATCCTCGACATGCTCGACGAACAGATCTCTGAGGTCTACGCAGAGCGATGCGGTAAGTCAGCAGAGGAGTGCAAAAAGATGATGGATGATGAAACTTGGATGAACGCTGAACAAGCTGTTGAAATGGGTTTTGTTGATTCTGTCTATGCACCAAAAGAACGCAAAAAGACCGTAAAGGCTGAAGTAAAGCCACTTGCACTGTGTCCTGCTGCGATTAGCAACAAGGCCGATGCATCTGCAAAACGAATGAGACTTCGCCTGAACAATTTGTCGAAATAAAAAAATCTGTTAAAATTCCCCAACTTGTGGGTTCTCCCTTGACAAAAAAGGAAAAACATGTCTCGCGTAGACGCTATCAACGCTCGCCTGTCTGACATCGCTGATGAGATGCAGGCAATTTCGGATGTTGCACTCGAAGGCGAAGGTAGCCTTACCGAGGATGACAATAAACAAATCGATGCCCTCAATTTAGAGTTTTCTGGATTGGAAAACGAAAAGGATCGGTTCGTAAAAATTCAAGCAGCGAAAGACAAGATCGCTGCTGCCAAAATCACTCCTGCTGCTGTCGCAGCAATCACCGAACCTGACATTGAGAAAGAGGATGAACCCTTGATTCCCGCAAGAGTAAAAAACCAGAAGACCACTGTCTTCAACAGTGTTGAAGATGCATACCAGTCAGGCATGTGGCTTGCTGCACTTGGTGGAAGCCCAAAGGCCAAGCAGTTCCTTGCTAGCCAAAACGAAACGGACGCAGGTCGCGGAATTGAAACCGTGCCGACTCCACTGAGCGATGCGTTGATCAACCTGCTCAATGAGTATGGTCATGCACGAAAGCTTTGTCGTCGGGTTGCGATGGGTGCTCTGACTTGGACCGTTCCAAAGGTCATCGGTCACGCATCCGTTTCGTACCCAGCCGAAGAATCGGCATTGAGTTCGAGCCACATGACTTTCGAGCAAGCCGTTTTGACAGCGAAAAAAATGGCGGGGCTTGTAAAAATCTCATCGGAACTCGTTGAAGATTCCATCGTAAATATTGTGGACGAGGTTACGCGAGACATCGCCTATGGCATGTCTCAGGCAGAGGACAATTCGCTCTTTACTGGATCTACTCTTTACACGGGTGGAATTGAAGGCGATGCAAATGTTGTTGGCAACACTGTTGTTGGCGTTGGAAACATTGCACTGACTGACCTCACTGCTTTGGTTGCACTGCTTCCAAACTTTGCAGGAATCAATCGTGAGTGGACGATGAACCGAAGCGTGTTCTACGGTCAGGTGCGTGATCTTATCAACGCATCTGGTGGAACTGCGATGGGCGACATCGAGTCCGGTCAGCGTCCTTCACTGTTCGGTTTCCCTGTAAACCTTTGTGAGGCTGTTCCAGGTGCTGCATCAAGCACATCTGGCGACCTGCTTATCACCTTCGGTGATATCGGAACTAGCCACTACTTCGGTGATCGTCGAAATCTGTCCTTCAGAATCCTCGATCAGCTTTACGCAAATACCGATCAGATCGGGGTTCAGGCAACTCAGCGAATTGCGATTGCATCGGTTAACCCAGAGGCACTGGTCAAACTGACCATCGCGTAATCGTGACCAAGGTTAAATTCATAAAACCCCACCTCAATCGCGAGGTGGGGTTTATCACAGATAAGCTTAACGAGGGGGTTGTTACAACTCTTCTCTACCTTGGGGTTTGTGAAAAAGTCGATGAAGATTCCAAACTGGACAATCGAAAGAAAAACAAGTCCCGCAAGCAATCCAGTAAGCCTCGTAGAGGCAAAGCAGCACCTAAGAGTCGGAGGGACTGCTCAGGATGCGATGATCCAGCGTCTTGTGACCGCTGCGACTGAACAACTGGAAATTGATACAGAGCGTTCTTGGATCGCTCAGACGTTTGAGCAGCGTATGCTTGGTTTCCCCGAGAAGGGAGGCAGCATCCTGATTAACATGCGTCCTGTCTATTCTGTCGAAGAGATAACGTACAAGTACGAGAACAGCGGGGTAGCAACTGACGCAACTCTTGCAGACACTCAGTACGATGTCGATGTTGCCAGACGAAGAATCTTCCTAGCACCTGACGTTGATTCATGGCCGAGCACTGTCGAAAACAATCGGTCAGTGACCATTGCGTTCACCGCAGGTCAACCAAGTGCAGAGTGCGTCCCTGAGCTTGCGAAGCAGGCAATCTTGCTAGAAGTCGGAAGGCTTTACTTCGATCCGGCTCAGGAGAATCTGGTCAACACAAACGATGGAAGAAGCTACGAGGCAATTGTCCGCAAGTTAATGCGGAGTAGCTATCCATGACAAAACTGACTGGATTTAAACGTAAGCGAGTAGGTTTCAGAAACTACCTCGCTACGTTCCAAACGCAAAACCTGCAAACTGACTCATATGGGCAGCGGACGTATACAGAGGACTCCACATGGGTCACCAGCGTTAGCGATTGGCCTTGCGAGCTAATTAGCGTATCCGGCAAAGAAACGGTCTACGGCGATGCTGTGAGCGAGGTATCGACTCATGTGATTGTTGGCGACAAAGAGCAAGCGAAGAACGTCAGTGCAATCATGCGAGTAATGATTGACGGCGAAGAATATGGGATTGTTGCAACAAGAGATGTGTCTGGGACCAATCGTGAACTTCGGGTGGAGTTGAAAAAGTCATGAATGGAAACCAATACAGGTTGCTTCAGAATGCCAAAAAAGAAGCTTTGGCGATCAAGCGTGGAAAACGGGCAAGTAAAAAAAAGCAGTCTGGTTTTCAGCACAGCAAGTCAACTGACATGCTGTTCAGAGATCTCAGTTTCTTGATCACTGAACGTGTTGCAAGACCTGCCGCTCGCGCCGCTACGACCATTGTCAGGGCAGAGGCGAAGAAGCAGGTCATGAGGACTGGCGAGCGATCTCTGGACGCAGAGGGTTCTGTAAGTCCGCAAGGGCAACCCATTGGTAGGTCGCGGAGCACTGGGACGTTCGACAAGCTTGGCAAAAAGGCTCAGTCAAAGCGATGGGGGCCGAGGAGGACACTTGCAGACGCTATCATAGCTCGCAATTGGAAGGGTCGTCGGAGGGATGGTGTTGTAGGCAGCACTGCGGGTCCATCGCACCAAATAGCACCTCATGCACATCTGCTTGAGTATGGTGCTGTAATCATTCTCTGGGGCGGGATCAACAAAGACAAAAAAGGTGGCAACGGTAAGGTTGCCATGCGTCTTCCTCCAAGACCGTTTTTCAGGACTGCGGCGGACACCACAATGTCCAAGCAGCAGAAGAAGGTTGTGCAGATTGCAAAGCAGTGGGCTAAGAGGCTTGGTAAACCCGTGGATGTACCGGAGATTGATCGATGATGCTCCTTGAATATCTGCGTAACCAGCTTCTAACAGATGTTGATGTTGCGGCAGCAGTTGGAAGCAACGTGTTTTGCACAAACCCTCCGCAAGATGTTGCTGGGGAATATGTGGTCATTACTCAAATTAGCAGTTCTGCCTACGATGCTGTAGAATGCAACATGGTTGATTTCTTTGAGTCTCGCATTCAGTTGGAGGCTTGGAGTTACAATCAGGGAGAGTCGCAGAACACATGGAAAGCATGTAGGTCATCCTTCAAATCGTTCCCGAGGGGGTACGCGCAAGACTTGATGGTTAGGTCGATAGGTCAGAACAGCGGACCATCGACTGATGCATTCAAGCCTATTGATGGAAGCGATCTACATATTTATCGAACAATGCAAGACTTTAATGTCTGCTTCTCATTTACTTAGAAGGATTTTGGATCATGACTTATTTAGGTGACACTGGGCAAGGATCAACGATTGTTCTGTCCGGCGATGACGGGCTTATTTGTGCAGGATGTCCTCGCACGATTCAACTTCCAGAACTTTCGATGGAAGGCATTGATACAACTTGCCTTGACTCAGTTGGATTCATGCAACGTATTCCAGCAGACGTTGCTGACCCAGGTGTTCTTGAAGTGACGTTTATCTTTGATGCTGGAAAAGAAGAATTTGGTAAAGGTGCTGCAACATCATTCAATCTGTTTTCGTCTGGGTCGATTGTTGATGTAACAATCGCTCTACCTGAAAGTCGTTCAACGACTACGCAGGCAGCAATCTTTACTGCATCGGGATTTGTGTCATCTTTGGGCCTGCCATCTTTGGAAACATCCACTTTGATGGAATTGACTATTTCTATTCAAATGGACGGAGCATCCGGTCCAAACTTGACAATCGAAACTCCGATTGTGACTTGTTAGTAGTTGACCTTAATCGTTACGGGAGAAAGCGGTGGAAATTCAACTTAAAAATTTAAGCGGCAAGAACCTTGCCACTGGGCGTGAACAAGACTGCCACAGATATCTGGTCGTCTGCGACCAAGAGGTTGTGGGAGTCATTCACTACAGGCATACGAAAACTGTTGCTTTTACAAAGATCCTCGATCCTTTGAAAAAGCAACAGGTCGTTGAAGAGGTTGCTAAGATCCTAAACGTGAGTTCCTTGGACTCACGCGAGGTTCCAAGTATTCCTGATGAGTTACTAAACAAAGAACAGGGAGAAGAGTTCTATGAGTTTGACGAAGAAGAAACTGCTGGAGAAGGCAGCGATTGACAAGCCTCAGAAGCTTGCCAAAAAGTTTTTCGGTGAAGATGTTTATGTAAAACTTCCTAGCGAACTGAAGCGTTGCCGCAGGGCAGCACAGATGTTCGATGCGAAGGGTAATGCGAAAGACTCTTACCGAGAGCGTCATCGCGTGTACACGATCATTGATTGTGTTTGCGATAAAGACGGGAAGCTTGTTTTCTCTGATGCTGACACAGAGGCTGTTGCTAGCCTCGACTCCATGAAACTCGATGCGTTGCACTCTGCAATTCAAGAGTGGGTGGACAGCAAGGAAAAAAACGAGGAAGCCGGATCGCAAAGCTAGAGACAGAGTTCCAAAAGAACCACCGACTTCAGTGGGTCTTTAAAATATGCTCTGACTTAAGTATTGATGATCCGGTCACATGGATGAACAACGTAGATCCAGCAGTCGTTGACAGTTGGATCGCGTATCACTTGGCAGTCCAGAAAATGGAAGAGTCTGCCACATCGGGGGAGAAGCTTGATATGGAATCTGCCCGAGATCAACTGCTAGGAATGATGTGATGGCTACTGAACGAGTCGGTGCTCTACGATACGATGTTATTCTCAACGCATCATCGATGAAGAAAGGTGCAAACGATGCACGTTCAGCGTTAAAGACATTCCGTGACGGAATGAAGGGTGCGACCACAGATGTCGAAAGATATCAGGCAGGGATCAAAAACCTTCAGAAGCTATCAGCAGATGGCAGCATCACCCGAGAGCAGGGTCTTACGATCCTCAAGCAACTGAACAAGGAGCTAGAGAAAGCTGGATACAAGAAGGTTGCCCACAACAAGTTTGAGAAGACGCACCTCAAGATTTTGCAGGACGAAGGAAAGCAACTGGCAGAAAACAATGCGATAAGAGATCAAGAGCAAAAGAATGCTGCGTTAGCTGCGAAGCATGAGACAGATCGTTCCGTCAAACGCAGGAATCGAAGTCAAGCAGATCATCGCGCTGTGATGGACCGGCAGTTGCAGATCCAAAGGGCGAACGCTAAAGGCCACAGGCTTGTGATGCTCAACATGCGTGAACGCATGCGAGCTTTAGCGGCAATGTCTCCTGGAATGCAAGCTGGAATATTTGGAAACATTGCTGGTGCAGCGGGTGCTTCGGGAGCAACGATTGGGGCTGTTAGAGGTGCTGCCATGCTTGGTGCTAAATTCGCTGCTCCTGTTGCTGCTGTAGTTGGGCTTGGTCTTGCCGCCAAGTCGGCTATCGTTCAAGCGGATCGGCTGAAAAAAATAACAATTGACCTTACTGTCTTAATGGACAATAACGCAGACTCTGCTGGCAGGATGGTCAATCAGTTTCAGGAATTGGCAAGGAAGACACCTTTGTCTACTGCTGTCTTGGCAGAAGGCGCAAGGCAACTCCTTTCGTTTGGAAGAGCGTCTAGTTTTGTTGTAGATGATCTTACGAAATTAGCAACAATTGCTGGAGGTGACACTGAAAGGCTAAAGTTGCTAACCAAAGCGTTTGCAGACGTAACCGCCGCTGGAAAATTGCAGGGGCAAGAACTTCGGCAGTTCACAAATCAAGGATTCAACCCTATTAGGGAAATGGTTGATATGACTGGAGAAAGTTACTCTAAGTTGCGTAAGCAAATGGAAGAGGGTGGATTTACTGCTGATATGACATCAGACACATTGTCTCACGCTGCGGAGAGATATTCTGGAAGATTAGAAGCTTCCATGGACACGGTTACTGCGCAGTGGGAAAAGTTTAAAGGATTGATGGCAGAAATAGCTGCAGAAGAAGGCGAAGCAACAGGGTTGCATTCTCTGGCGGTTATATTAATGAAAGGACTTAACAACTTTGCTGCCAACGCAAAGCAAATGGGCGATAATGCTGTAGATGATGTTGCAGAGTTTGCTCGCGGGGATAGGTTCACTCAAATCCTTACTTCTTTGGGAAATGACATTCGTTATGCACTAGATCCTGACCAAGTTTTCCAAAGACCTGGTAAAAAGAAGCAAGGGTTTTTTGAAAACACAAGAAAGACTTGGTCTGACTTGAGGAAAGGGATTAAGAAAGGCTCTGTTCTTACCAAAGAACAAATCCAAGATTCAAGAAAACAATCTAACTGGACGAAAAAAAGACTTGACCTAGAAGAAAAGTATTCTGAACTGCTAGGAGAAGAAACTGGCAAAATGGTAAAGATAAGGCATGAGCTTATGGGATTAAAAGATCAAGACTTGATGCGGGTTGAGGCAGCAAAAGATCTTCGCGATGCAATTCGACAGGGAGGCGATAGGGGAATACAGCAAGCGGAGGAAAACCTTAAGATTGTAGAAGAAATAGCAAGGGTTAGGGATCGAACGAAAGAACTTAAGGAAAGCAGGAAGAGAGAGATAGAGCATGAAAACAATCTTTATAAGTCAAAGAAGAAAACAATTGATGACATACGAAAGAGAAAAGAAGAAGATGCAAGAAAAGAATTCCAAGACGCTCAAAAGCTTGCTGAATTAGCAAGAAAATCAGGGGGGCCGAGTGATGACTTTACTGCGGCAGGTACTGACTACAAGTTTGTCCAGCAAAGACGGGGTGAGCTTGAAGCGAAGAGGCTTGAAGAGCAAGCCAACAAAAAAAGAGAATCAATGGATGAAGATAGAAACACTTTGATTTCAAAGATGCTTGAGATGCTCGACCTCAATCATACTGAAATGATCAATAAGTTGCAGGCTGTTAACTAATGACTATCGCATACGAAATTTGCCGCAAGAAAACAGGCAACGCAACCTACTCACTTGTCCAGAAGAACGGACAAGAGGTTGTTAGCAAGTCCATTCAGGTCACATACAGGGTTCATGTGACGGATGCTGCTGATCTAAACTTCGGCCCTGCCGATGTGGACGAGGACATGGTGCGTAACGCTCCTGCACCAACTGTTGGTGCTACGTTCAACAACACGCTACCAAAGGCTGGAGACACCGTCTACGAGACTCCTGCGGGTGATGTCTACTATTGGTGGCGATGCACCTCAGTTGGAGTAAACAGAAATACTTCTAACGGTTTGGAGTTTTCCGTCAGTTGCACGTTTACTGACACTACAGGGAAGGACGCAGGTGAGACTGCTGTTGAAAACCCCCAGCTAATTGCCCCAATAATCACATATGCATCTGAGCAGCATGAGGTGACAGCTTGGACCGAGGATGAAACTTACGCCAGTCCACCAGAACCTTGCGTCCTACCCACGGGTTCTCTTTACAGCAATCCTCCAACCAAGATTGTTCCTCAAGAAGTCATTACGTTTTCTCAGTATGAGGTTGGGTTTACAATCGACAAATACTTTGAACGACTGTACTCTCTCAACGACGAAATCTGGAACGTCTACGGACCACCAGTTACTGGTGTAAGGAATTCGGTCCCTGCGAGGAACGCAATGATCACTGACATTGCGTATGAAAAGACAACGGTTCCCATTGTAAATGGTACGCAGACATGCTACCGAGTTACCTACACGATACGGGTGCGAAGGTGGGAACTGTATGAGCTAAATGACAGTGGCAGTATTGTTCAGGTTAGCCCTAAGATCGGTTGGGATCAGCCTCGCGTCCGCGCAGATACTCGTTACAGAGACTACAGTCCTCCTTATGCTGCTGAAGGTGCAGTCTTGCCTGCTGCAAATGTTGGTGCTTGGGGTCATCAGCAAATCTACCTTAAGGAAAACGGCGAAGCTCATGCAGAGGATAAGCAGTATGGAGTTCCTCCCTACGATATCTTGCATCTGCAACCACAAATTGATTTTGACACTTTTCTAAGGTAACTCATGTCTCTCTACGGATTTTCTAGAAAAGACATTGCGCAGCAGTTGAGCGAGTTTGCAAAGAAAGATCTTATTGCAAACTACCCAACTAAGCCAGCAAGTGCTCCTGGTCTTAGCGAGTTTAAAGACGGAGCACAGACTGCAAGAGATCCTGAGCTATACATGTTCAGGGCAGATGATGGGATTCCTGCGGCAGAAGAAGTTGCTGCGGCAGGAGATGATGTAAAGATTGAATGCACAAAAGCGTTGTGCAAGATATACAAGCCTCGCATGCGGTCACAAAGTGATTGGGCAGACAATGACAAGGATGTTGACGTAAATAGAGTTAAGACTTTTGCAGACGGGACGCAAAAGTCTGGTTCAACTCAGTACGGCACAGCGACTTACTGGGTATACAACACTCACACAGAAGCAATCCCAGCAAACACAATGAGTCTGTGTGCTTTAGTTGGTGGAGTCTTGTTTGCTTTCCCTCCGCAGAAAACTCAGAAGCGTATAAGGTTTAGGCTTAAAACAAGTTTCAACGACAATGGTTATGCATCGGCATACGTTTTAGATCAATGGGGATGCAACGACCTCACTTTAAACACTCCCGTCAATGTATGCGATCCTAGAAAATTGTTTGCTCACGCAATTGGAGCGGACTCGCTTACAGCGATACATAATGAAAACCCTTCCATAGGTGACTTCTTGCATGCAGGCGGAAGCGTTGGCTATGCGGTCATGACATATGATATTGACCCGCCCGAAGACTGCCTTAATTGCCAAACCCCTATTAGTGCTTGCGAACCTGCTAACTGCTATCCACGCTGGGAAGTCGAGCAATGCACTCAGATCGCAAATAAGATGAAGGTGCAGATTGATGCAACTAATGGAACGGGAAAAATTACTGGGGAAATAGCAGAAGATGGATCAAACGAAGGTCAGAAAATACTAAAGTTTACGCCTGCTGAAGCGTTCATAAGTCAGTGGCCGTTTGTGGACTATCCTCCCGAGATCATTGTCCCAGGTGAGGGTTATGATTACAAAATTAATGTCCACAACCCACACATGTTCACTGCTTTAGATGGGTGGGCAATAATAGAACGTGTTCAGTGCAGCGGTCGCCTAGAAAACGCAGAAAACACATGCGTTCCTTATTCCCAAGGCCAAACAGATGCAGTTGAGTGGCATGTCGTTGATGTGCAGTACCCGATTGCAAGATGGGTCTGTGCTAATTTCCAAGCAAGTGGTGGGGACGAAGGCGGGTCTTGGATTTACGCAGACACTTACCATGAGGGTTACAGTCCAGTCACTTACTTTGCCCCAGAAGGGCAAACGGTAAGCGATCACATCCTTACACATGAGTGCCTAGAAATAGATTGTTTGGAAAACGGCCAGAAAGGCATTGCGTATTGGGATTCAAATTCACAAAACTATCAAGTCATTAGCACCAACTCATCGCTGTATGGTGAGGCTGTTAACATTCAAGCTATTGCACAAGAGACAGATACTTCTGGTTCGTTGCCCGAGTTACTTGCTTACGATGGTTGCGATCTAAAATATCAGAAGATGTCACCGTTTAAGGTGTTTGGTGCAAACCCTCAATGCGAAGCAACGCAGGATGAAATAATTATTTCACCAACGCTTCAACCTGTTCAGGTTGTTTCAGGAGTTGATCGTGCCTACACATGCACGGTGGCCGGCAATGTTGATCCGAGCATCCAAACTGAGTCTGAGTGCAACAGCGCAGGCGGAACTTGGGCATTGAGCGATCAGCTTTGTTTCACCTATGACACAGTTTACGTCTGCCAGACAACGCCAGTTGCAGAGCCTGAGTGCATTGATGTCTGCTGTGATGACCCACTTGGATGCTGCGAGTATCCGCCTGGAACGTACACTCCAAATGTTGCACAGGCAGACTGCAATGGAACGTGGACGGCAGGCGACTGCCCAGAAGACGAGTGCCTCCCATGCGATTTTTGTGATAATGGTGGACTAGAGTACCAACTCAACGGAATTCAGTGGGACAGTGCAGTTCAAAGTGGTTTTGCAGGGAGAGCGTTGATTAACACAGCAGTCTGGACCGCAGGCGCAGGCGATTGCGATGCAACTCTGACTGTTGAGTTTGAGACAGACGAACCCAACATAAACAACATCACTGCAACTGCTTCGGTAGGTCTGGCAACCGCTTCTAGTATCCCAGCTTGCTCTGGTGGTCTTGAAATAAATCTTTCTTGGTCACCCGCAACAGTCTTTGGAGTTACTTTGCCAACGGTCATGGGGCAAGGATTGCCTTCTGGTTGTGCTGGGCAGTACGGTTTAAATAACTGTGGTGTACTGCCCTTCAATCCAGACACTTCAGGCAACTGGGATAACATTGTAGATATCACAATTACGGATTGCACCGTATGAGCGGAGCAGGCACAGAACTAGGTAAGCTTATACCAGACTGGCTTGCAAGGCAGACCAGAGGTTGTGGGTGCAACAACTGGAAACGCAAGATGGATAGCAATGGAATCGAGTGGTGCAAGGCGAGCAAGCCGATGATCGTGCAGAGGTTAGTGCAGCAAAAAAATCTGCTTCCCGCTCCGCTTAGAATTCTGCCAACTTCGGCACTCAGAGCAGGGGCAGCATTGCTTGTCGATAAAGCGATTGCTAATGCAGAGAGTCAAGTATCTGAGCAAGTCGATAACCAATGATTTCGGAGCACTGAGGAACCACGGCATTCCCTAACGCTTTAAGTTGACATGCCCTGTCTCGAAACCCATCAACCAACTGACCCACATTGGGTTCAGTTGCCCAGTGACTGCTTCCCGTCCACCCAGACGATTGATCACAACAGTCGTAAGGGATTCCTGTATACCCTTTGCTCCCGCATGCCTCCTCTGATATCCGAGCCTTGCTTCGTGCGCCGCTGGGGTAGGCCAACACAAAGACTCTCGGTCGCTTGTGAGATCCACCAACTGATTCGCATGATACAACGTGCCACTCAGCATCGTACCCGATTTCGGAAAGCGACCAGAGTACCTCGTCCATTCCTCTATCAAGCATCGTTGCCACGTTCTCCAGCAATATTCCTTTGGGTCTGAGCAATCTAGCCACGCGAATGACTTCAAAGAAGAGACTTGATTTCTTGCCAGAGAATCCTGTCTTTGGCCCGCTGGTCGATATGTCTTGACATGGGAATCCTGCGGACAAAACATCGCAGTGCCAGTCTTTAATCGGACGGTACGGAAACCTGACAACATCTTTCTCAATTGCAGTGACAGGGTAGTGTTTCCTAAGTACCTTACAAGCATATTCATCTTTCTCCACAAAGTAAGCAGGCTGGAATCTTCCTGTCCTGGTCAACCCGAGTTCAAGTCCACCTATACCTGAAAATAAACTTCCAACGCTATAAACACTCTGGCATTCTGATAGACGGCGCACCTTCATTTCCAAGCAATCCAATAATGTTAAAACTGACCCAGTCTCTTGCCTCGTCTAGTGACATCTCATGATCGTCAATGAAAACGTCGAGCAGCATTTCATAGTCGTAGACAAGAGTTCCGTCAAGGTTTGTTGCGACAATAGCATCGTTGCAACCATCTAGAATCATGACCGCATCCATTATTTAACTCCTCTGTTTTTTACAGGCATGACCTCACAAAAGCAATGCGTTCCGTCGATTACCACTGCCATACCGAGTATTGGTCGTTTTGCGTATCGTTTGCCATACCGCTGCTGCAAGTGGCTAGGATCGCAAAGAGATCCTGCACTGCACCCGAAGATCCGCATCGCGTCACAGGCGTACCAGTGGACTCCAAACGCAGCATGGTAATGACCGATTACTGTTGAACGCATTGCCTGTTTTGCCTGTGCTATGGCAGGTGTTTGTCCTCCTGCACCAGCGTCACCGTGCCTGTAGGCAACTCCATCGCAGAGCACTGTTCCATATCTTTCGGTGACTCGCCAATTCTTGGGTATTCCGAATATGTCTTTGATTGGCTTGATCCACTCTTCAGGAATCTCAGCGTCTACTGCTTTCCTGCATATGAGTGCATCATGATTTCCAATCAAAAAGTCTACTTTTCCTGTTGAAAAGTGATCGTAAAATGGTTGCATTTGTTCATGCGATTCATCTACTTCCGCAAGTGCTCTCGGAGTGCCAAGTTCTTTTGCATGATACGAGCATGCATGCAAGTCGAAGATGTCACCGAGAAAGACTGTCCTGTCTGTTTTCCATTCCTCTTGAATTTGCTTTACAAAGTCAAAAGCTAAAGGGTGAATAGCTGGAGAATGCAGGTCAGGGACAACTAGTACTCTGCTCATCAGGAGATTTCCAAAAGGTGATTTCAATCGCAGGTCCGCGATCACGCTGAGTCGCGTCCTGAACGCCAAGCACTCTCCCGATATGCCTAGACGAGTCGTCAACTAGAATTCCAGAATCGACAATTGCATCTAATAATTGCTTGCAATTGCCACGAAGGATTGAGTCTGGATCAAAAAGCCTCTGTGCTTTTCCAAGGATTCTTTTAACAGTAATGTCAACCTTAGAGTCGAACGCATGTTTCATAATCTCCCCGCAAAACACGCTAAACTTAAGGTTTCCGTCACCTGGATATAAAATTCGTCCGTTAAGCAAAGCAGTCGTCATTATCTTTTTTTCGCGATGTGCTGTTGACCAGTGTCTGGTTTGACCGCTATTTTGATTTTTTAAATCAGCGTCTATGCTGATAGTAAGGATGCGTTGCTCAAACATTGTTTTTCCTTTGCGCAAAATGGATTGTCGCATGAAAGTTGAAAATCAGCAAATTTGCCCACCTTTTACGGTCGGTTGCAATATCTACACAGAGACAACGTACGCAATTGGATTTGCCGATGCGTTTCGTTTCGTTGAAAGTTTCAAAGAGTTTATGGACGAACGTAAATACTTGAAATTTACTAGATACCTTTCTAGAAGGCTGAGAAACTCTTTCCATCATTTTAAGGAAGATTCAGACTACGAAGGTGCGAAAATCCTGCAAATGGAACCTGATAAAAAGTTTGTAACAATAGATGTATGGGTGACCAGACTTGTCACTGAAGAAGGAGAGGCTGTTGAAATCGATGTTGATGCGGAGTGCATGATAATGTGCAAGTGCGGTCATTGTCTGACTCGCCAAGAGGCAAAGGGAACAGATCCTTTTGTAATGAGTCTTTCATCGTTAGAGGCAGTTGCTTTGCAGAGTAGAGGCGTAAACCGCGAATACAGGAAATACGATGTTTAGTGAAGCAGATGTCGAGCACCTGAACTGGTTAAGACTAAAAGCCTTTCAAGCAAGAGAGAGGCTAGAGGCAGCAGAAAAGTTTAATCGAGGTCCGCAGTCAGAAGCTTTGCTAGATTTGATAGAAGCTTTAGGAGATGCTTGCGTAAGAAGTGTTTGGGGGGTAGTCCAGCAAAGATTTAGATTCGGAAACGACACAATCGTTGCAAGAGAAGTCAAGGCAATGGCAAAAGACATTGTTGACGTAGCGTGGGAAGTTGATGAGGCAGTTGAAGTAATTACAGAATACGTTTTGGGAGAAAAGTAGAATGGCTTTTTTGGATGATGTTACAAGTGGAATACAGAGTGTCCCGAGAAGGACTTTGATTTACGGTGCTCAAGGGGTTGGCAAAACTACGTTTGCAGCAAAGTGGCCGAATGCCGTTTTGCTTCCCACAGAGGACGGATTTGCTCACGTTGATGTAACTGCAACGCAGAGACTAACTGGATCGCGAGATGTGTATTCTGCTGTCATGGAGTGCGTTGCAAGTCAGTTTGAGACTATCATAGTTGACTCAGTAGATTGGCTAGAAAACCTTATCTGGAGCGAGCTTGCCGAAGAGGGTTTTAAGATGGATTACGGCAAAGGCAATATCGAAGCGGCTAGACGCATGGGTGCGATACTTAAAGCATGCGATAAGGCAAGAGATGCAGGGAAGCATGTCTTGCTTATCGGTCATGCAACTCAGGTTAAGATCGAACATCCAAACGGAATGAGTTGGGACCAAATGGCAGTCAACCTTTCCAAGCAGTGCAGAGCACTCGTTTCAGAGTGGTGCGACGAGGTGCTGTTTGCAGAACCAGAGATGGCGGTTTCTCAGAAAGAGGAGTCGTTTGGTCGCACAAGGAATGTTGGCATCGACAAAGGTCGTCGCGTGTTTCACACAGTCGGCAAACCTGCCTTTCAAGCAAAAAACAGGGTTCCAAGCTTACCCGAAAAGTTTGATCTTTCGGATGCGGAAACGTACATTTCCGCAGTCACAAATGTTTCTTAATACGGAGAGAGAAGAATGTCGTTTCAAATTGATCTCGATCAAATTGAGGTAGAGGATCGCCCAATCGGTCCACTTCCAAAAGGAACCTACAACTGCATCGTTGAAGAGTGCAGTCTGGTTGAAACTAAGAACGGCGGCCAGCGGGTCAAGGTGACCTACCAAGTTGTCGAAGGCGATAACAAGAATTCCAAGATCTGGGATTCACTAATGGTCGTCCACGGAAACCCCAAGGTTGTCAAGATTGGCCTTGAAGGCATCAAGCGTCTTGCGAATGCTGTTGGCATTCAGGGCAAAATCGCGGACCCTTCCGAGCTTGCTGGCACGAACAGTATTGTGGCAGTTACAGTGGATATCCGAAAGGATTCAGAGTACGGCGACAGCAATACCGTTAAAAGGATTACTGGTGGAGCGGTGGACGCATCGACTCCAGTCCAGCCCCATCCAGCAGTGTCTTCTGACGAAGCACCGTTCTGATGGGTTGGTTGACTGAAGGTAATGTTTCAAGGGATTGTTAAACACGGGGGTTTGATTCCCCCGCAACCATTTTTTTAGGATGCATCATGATTAAGCGAGAAGCTAGGATTACGGGAGACAAGGACTTCCCGAACTGGATGTGTTTTGGTGAAGGACTTACCTACTGTGAAACCGCTAGACGTATGGCTAACTGGTACTACCTTTTCAGGAAGTCAACTAAGCTTCCTGCGAAAATAGGTGTGTACGTCAGGGACGTTGGTGGAAAGACTCAGTGGTTGCATACTATTAACTTAAGTTTGCAGATTGACGTGGTCCCCGCTAGAAACGATGGTCAAGTTTATTTGGGAATGACATGCATCATTTGCCACGATGCAATGCCTGTTGAGTGGGAGTATGCTGCTTGCAAAAGGTGCGGCGAAGAATTTGATTACGATTTCGTTGAAGACGATAGGAACTTTGACGCTGAAAACGGAAGGTGACCCATGGAAAGCGTAAAGACTAAAATCAATGGTTGTGAATGGACAATCAACCTGCTGACCTACAGTCAGTGGAACGCATCAAGGTTGCCAAGAAAAACGTGGGGAGTCTGCAACCGTGACTCAAAAACAATCAGTGTTCGTGTTGACCTGTCGAAGCAGACGTTTCTCGACACTTTGCTGCATGAATTGATTCATGCACAAAACGAACTTCTTTTTGAGGCAGAGGAAACGGTCACGCGAATGGGAACCGACATAGCAAGAGCACTTCTAGCTACCGACCGGATTTTCGTTTCTGTTGAATGATGCCTCTAAGTAGAGAGTTCCTGCTCAGTAGAGGGCGATGCTGTAGCAATGGATGCCAAAATTGCCCGTACTTGGAGAGTCTTTTGGACAGAAGATTTTTAGCATCCGGTGAGTTTGTCCCGAGGGATTATCAACAGGAGTCAATTGAAGCGTTTTGGAGAGGAACAAAAACGCACAAAAGACAGAACCCTCTGATTGTGCTTCCAACGGGAGGAGGCAAGACCATTGTCATTGCTGACATCCTTCGGGGGATCGCGAAGATCGGCTACAGGTCCATTGTCCTCGCTAGATCCAAAGAACTTGTTAAGCAGAACCTAGAAAAGTTTTCTATGCACTTGCCTGATGTCTCAGCAGGGATTTACTGCGCGGGCCTTGGAAGGAAAGAAACTGCACCTGACATCATCTTTGCGACTATACAGTCATGCTGCACCAAGGGCGAGCAGTTTGGTGAGCGACAACTTATAGTGGTTGATGAGGCGCATGAGATACCAGACCGTGAAGAGTCTCAGTACCAAGTGTTCTTAAACGACATTCGGAAAGTCTCTCCAAACGCTATTTTGCTGGGTTTGACGGCATCTCCTTACAGACTCGATGGTGGACTGATCTACGGACCCAGCAGGCAGTTCGACTACGTTTCGCATGCTGTGCCTCTTCGTCATTTGATTGACAGCAAGTATCTGACAAAACCAGCTACTCTTGTTGCCGAGCAGGTTGATATGTCAGGGGTCACTAAGACTGCTGGTGACTTCAACAAAAGCCAAGTCGAGGGGAAGTTCCTTGAGGCGGGTACTGTGGTCACCGACCAGATCGTTGCTGCCAGCGACGAGAAGGAAACTAAGTCGGTGCTCATCTTTGCAAGTGGCGTTGCTCATGCAGAATCCATTCGAGCTAGGATTGCTGACAAGGGGCATTCGGTTGGGCTAGTCACTGGTGAAACGCTGCCCCTTATTAGGTCAACTCTCATCGACAACTTTAATCGAGGGAGCTTGCGGTTTCTTGTTAATGTCGATGTCCTGACAACAGGTTTCGACTGCACTCGTATCGATCACATTGCAGTTTGCCGAGCAACTGAATCACCTGGTTTGTTTTACCAGATTTGCGGCAGGGGGTTTCGACTCCACAAGGGCAAGGATGTTTGTTGGATTCAAGACTTCGGTGGCAACATTGAGCGTCATGGCCCGATTGATTCTCCGAGCTATGGCATCAATACCATTAAGGTTAAGACAGAGGGTGGGGAAGCACCAAAGAAAGCTTGCCCTAGTTGCTTTGAGATTCTTGCAGCTTCCACAACCTCCTGCGAAAAGTGCGGGTTTGAATTCCCAAAACAGTTGAACGTAGAAACTAGAGCATCCCGCCAAGCTATCCTAAAAGCTCCCCGATGGCATAGCGTCGAATCTATCTCGTACCAACTCTGGAAGGGCAAGGCGGGCAAGCCTGACACTCTAAGGGTGGATTACTCAGTTAGCCTTGATGGTGACTGGCTTGAGAGGAAGGTTGTTAGCGAATGGGTTTGCATTCTCCATGAAGGTTTCGCGAGAAGCATGGCAATGCGATGGTGGATAAAACGCACCTCCCTGCCTTTCCCTGCAAAAATCGAAGATGCAATAGTTCTTGCAGAGAAAGGTGCGTTGAAAACACCAAAGAGAATTGAGATCATTAAAGACGGCGCATACGACAGGATTGAAGATTACGACCTTGAAGATTCTGTTGCAGAAACACAGGCCTTTCTGGTAGATCCAGACGATATGCCGTTCTGATTTTGAAAAAATCAATGTTTTGCTAAAATGCTCGTTCTTCTCCCGCGATTCTCTCATTCAGTGATCAGGGATGAGGGAATTGTGGGGTATCTTAGTGAATTTTTTGCTTTCTAAAAAGAAACGCATCCGACTGCGCGAAGTTGCGTGGCAGGAGTATTCTGTTGCTTGCAGGATAAATCCCGATTTCCATGCGGACAAATCTAGCATTCGCAAAATTGCAATTCGCAGTTCAACGATTCGCATTAAGAATTCAGCAGAGTACGGTGGGATCATCCACTCTTTGCTCTTGAGTCTTGCGACCAAGCTAATCATTTCCTTGATAACTCAGTGGATTGATCAAAATCTACAAGCAAAGGATTTGCCGAACTCTTATCAACAGGGAGAACCAGGTTATGAGTCAACTTAAAAGCAACAAAAGCTTTCAGTTTATTTGCGGTTGCGGAACATTGGCGTTGTTGTTTTTCATGTGGAAAAACAACGTCTTTTCGTTCCTTGTCACCGACGAACCTCCCGAAGGAATGGAGAGCGTTTCACTAGCTACCTTAGCTATCAGTAGCCTAGTCAGCGCGATTCAGTTGATAGGCATTTTAAGCTTGGCGGTAGTTAGCGGATTGCTAAAACCTTTTGCAGAATGGACGGTTGATGCAGTAAAGGATCGGTTTCCTAAAAAAGCTTCTGTACAGAACGAAGATTCTGTAGACGTTGACAAGCTTCTGGGGGTACTCAACGACCTTGACGAGCGTCTGAAGAAACTAGAGGGGAAAGCAAGTGATTGACATTAAACCTGATCCTGTCTTCTCGACTGGCGTTTGCGACAGCAGGATATCTATTGCATTGTTTGCTGCACTAGCATTTGTAATTTGGGACTCCGCATACATGGAGAAGTGGTTTCCTAGCAATGATCGCGAGAACGAGACTGTTTCAGCAAACGCTGCTCTTCTCATTAAATCACCAGAGATGACAATCCAACAGCAATACACTGCATCAAGTCCAGTGCTCGATGAAATTGCTGACCAGCGAGGAATTAAGTTTCGGGTCATTGACGATGCACCTGGAGAAATATCTGGAGCACCAGATTGGTTGCAAAAGCTTTTTTTAGAGCATGAAAGAAAATCTCCTTGTTTAGCAATTGTTGATTCTAGCGGTGGCAGCAAGTCTTATCCTGCTCCATCGTCTGTTTCAGAATTCAGGGAAAGGATTGGTGCTAAGTGAGCGAGTACGGAACAGGCTTTATCGATAGGGACTTCAACGCAGAGCCGTTTGGATCTGTAGTACCTGAGTTTTCCGGCGAAACGTACCCAAAAGATATCTGGCGTGACTTAATTAAAGAACAGGATGAACGAAAGTGTTCTCCTTACCATGCATTTAAGTCAGCAAACTGCCCCGTCTATAGCCAGTCAAAAACGAACTACTGTTGGTGCTTCGGTCTTGTGCAAGGTGTAGCTGTAGCTTTAGCACAGTCGGGATACGATGAGTCACCACCTTTGCATCTCTCAGCAAGCTACCCTGCTCAGTTACACAAGGGTTACCGCAATGTCGGTGGCTGGGCTATGCAAGCTGTCAAAGCAGTGCAAGAGCATGGAATACCTACCGTTCAAGTTTTCCCAGAAGCGTTGATTTCACGCAGTCAGTCTCAGAGACAAAGCGTAAAGAAGTCTGCTCAAAAATACGGGATTGCAGAGTACGAAGAGATCCCAAGCAGAGACTTCTCAACTGCTTTCAGTGCTCTGATTGCACCGGACTGCTCACCTGTGACTCTTGGACTGAGTTGGTGGGGTCACTTGGTTCTTGGACTTAAAGGTGTGTACGAAGAGGGAAAGGGATATGGCATTCTCATCGTAAACTCTTGGGGTAAGAGTTGGTCGGGTGATGGAATGCAAGTGCTTTGGGAGAAAGGCAGTCGTAACTGCATTGCTCAAGAATATGTCGCAATTAAATCAGCGAAAGTAATTTGATGACTGGCAAGATTTTAGACTTCGTTTTGTACGGTGCAGCAACCGTAGTGATTTTATCAGTAATCTCTGCCGCTACTCAGGCGGAGCGAGAAAGCAATGAAGAGGTCAAGCAATATGATTTGATTGAGATCGAGCAACCTGCATTGGTTGAAGACCCAAAAGAAACGCTTGTATCTGAAGTTATTTTCACGAGTCAAGAAAACTGCCCTCCATGCAAAGCTTTTGAAGCGAACTGCGTAACTCCGCTCAGAAAGGCAGGGTGGAGAGTTACTAAGCGACCACCTGACGGGCGATCAACTCCAAGCTTTGACATCAAGCTTGGTGGTCGCATTGTTGAATCAAAGACAGGATACAAAAACCGTGGGTCATTTTTCCGCTGGCTAAAGAAAACAGTAGAGGTAAAGCGATGACGAGTCCAGACCCAACGACACTAGGTTTGCTTGCTACAGCAATAACTGGAATGTCAGGGGCCATCACCGTGTTGTGGAGGCAAACAATGAAACATTTAAGCGTGACTGAATCTCGCCTTGAGCGAGCAGAGAAATTAGCGGAAGACTGCCAGCAGGACCGTTTAGAAATCTGGAAGGCTCTTGCAGATCAATCAAAACAATCTACAAACGAAAACTAAGGAAATAACTAATGAGTATTGATTACCTACGAGACATCAAACCACTGCAAGACCAAGGCCTTTCGGATGATATCATCCTAAAGCATCTGCAAGACAGGACTGCACAACCCATATCGTGCGAAAATGCAAAAGAGATACTGCAAGAGAACGGTGCGGTCATCGTTGATCCGATCAACGGATCAAAAAGTGGATTGCTCATCTCATACTACGAAACATTGCCAGTCGGATCTGAATCGCAAGTTCTGATTGCTTATTTCGTCGAGCATGTTTTTGGTGGTGGATCGGAGATAGACACAAACGTCTATCCACGCAGCATCCAATGGGCCAGCGTGACAGCAGCAATGCCAGGTGAGTTGCAACCAGTAGTATCTGCTCTGCTTGATTCAGCGGGGGGTGG